GAGTTAATAGAATATTTAACAGGGGCATCAGTTCTATTAGGTTCAATGGTTAGTCACGTATCTATTGAGTTAGTCAACGAAGAGTATAAGTTATTATTGACAACCAATTCTGATAGACAATTTATTATCAGTAATATAAAATTAGATGAATTAGAGGATTAAGACTATGTTAGAATTAAACAAAGAATATAATATAGATGTTTTAGAAGGATTAAAATCAATAGATAATAATTCAATCAACACAATTATCACATCGCCTCCATATAATAAATATGGTTTGAGTAAGTTCAATCACAGAAAAATAAACTATGATGTTTATGATGATGATATGCCTGAGGAAGAGTATCAACAATGGCAAATTAAAATAATAAATGAGTGTAAAAGAGTATTAACTCCAGATGGTTCTATGTTTTATAATCATAAGAATAGAAGAGTTAATTGTAAAGAACACACACCACACGATTGGTTATTACACACTGATATTAATTTATATCAAACTATTATATGGAATAGAAACCAAAGTCCAGCCATATTTAACACATTTCTTATGCCAACATATGAGTATGTTTTTTGGCTTACAAAAGAGAGAAAAACACCAAAGATATATAGAGAAAGATTAGATACAATAAAAGATATATGGAACATCACACCATCAAGAAGTAAAATTCACCCTGCTACATTTCCTGATAAGTTGGTAGAGAATTGTATATTATTAACAACAGACGAAGGTGATGTAGTTTTAGATATATTTAATGGTGTAGGAACAACCACAAGAACAGCAGAAATAAATAATAGACAATATATAGGCTTTGAGATAAGTGAAAAATATATAAAAAAGATAAAATAATATGGCTAAGATATATTTTTTAAATAAAAATTAATAATAATTATGTTAGAATTAATAATATTTATGTTTTGTTGTTATGGTATAAGTCATATTTACCATAGAGAAGTTGTTATGAGATGGTTAAGAAACATTTTAAAGTTCAAACCGTTCAATTGTGAGCGATGTTTATCATTCTGGATTGGTCTACTAATCTCATTCTTCTTCACAACGATTTTAAGTGTGTATTTAAGCCCTATAATCTACGGGTTAATCTCATACACTACATTAAAGGTATCGAGCCTTATACTCGATAAAAATGACTTTATAATAGATGACTAGAAAAGAGATAGAGAATTATATTAGTACTAACTATAATAATTTGTTAAACACTGCGAAATATATTACGAAGAATAGTAATGATGCGGCAGGAGATGTGTTGAATGATATACTATTATCCTTATTAGATAGGAAAGATTATACTGACCGTATGAAGAATTGTTATAATATATATAATTATGTTTATGCAGCATTAAGAAATCAATTCTATTCAAGTACATCAAAGTATAATAAGTATTATAGAAACAATTTGAATTTCGAATTCGAGTTAGATTATTTAGAGGATGTTGTTGATGATTATGATTATACCTTTGAAGGATTACTAGAATATGTTGAGAATAAATCCTTTTTCAATGATGCTATGTTGAATGAGATTTATCATAATCCAGAGGGTGAAAAGTATATAAGAAATAAGTATATACTAAGAAATCATATTGAGAAGAAGTTTTTTTTAGAATATTTTTATCAAGAGGTACACAATAAGGATTTAGATAGGAGGATAACCTATAAATTATTATCAGAGAAGTATGGTATAGCCCTATCAACAGCTTATTCATATGTAAGAAATATAGTAGATGAGTTAAGGGTAGACACTCGATTGGAAAAAATGTTAAAAAATATATAATATAAAAAGAAAGAAAAGATTATGGATGATGAATTTAAATGTAATATATGTGGTAAGGTATGTAAGAGTGCTGCTGGTTTAAAATCACATAAGAGGAGTTGTATAGAGCCAGCACCTATTATAGAGCCAACGCCTATTATAAAAACTATTAAAGATGAGTTAGTAGAGTTTTTCAGCAGTTTAAATGGTAGAAGAACTCATACTAGAAAGAATTTACTCTATATGTTTAGTATATTCAAGTTGATTTATCCAGATAGTAAGGTTCATTTCAACCCAGATTGTGGTAGTTGTTGTGCACAGATTTACAATAGGTTAAAAGACTACTATGAAAAAATAAAATAATACTATGAATAAAAAAGATAAATTTTTAGAAGCATTAGAATTAAACCTTGGTAATATAACTAAGGCATGTAGAGTTGTTGGGATAAACAGACAGACTTATTATCTCTGGATTAAGAATGAAGAGTTTAAAGAAAAAGCTGATGAGGTACAAGAAAATCTTATTGAGTTAGTAGAGGGTGAGTTATTTAAGTTGATTAAATCAGGTCATTATAAATCTATTGAATTATTCTTAAAGAGTAAGGGTAAGAGTAAGGGTTACTCAACTAAACAAGAAATAGATTTAAGTGGTTCTATTGATAATTGTATAATTATTAAACCTTATAAAAAAGATGATGAAGGAAGAGAATAAAAAAGAAACAGTAATACAAGTATTAGATAGTTACTATCACCTACTTAACTCAAATGCTAGGTATGTATTATTACGTGGTAGTACTCGATGTTTTGTACCTGGTACAGAATGTAGACTACATGATGGTAGTTTAAAGAACATTGAGGATATTATTAATGGTGATAAATTAATAAATGAAGATAACTCAATTAGTACAGTAACTGATACACATTCAGGTTATAGTGATTTATATAAGATTACTCAGAATAAGGGTGTTGATTATATTGTTACACCAGACCATCAATTATGTGTTAGAAGAACTCGTAAAACTAAAAAGAAGATAAATTATAAAAATTATTATTCAGATGATTATGATAGAGATTTAATTTATAATTTTAGTGCTGAAGAATTTTCTAAATTTTCTAATACTAAACAAAAAACATATTCAGGATTTAAGAATAATTTTATGGAATTACCTAAACTTAAAAATAAAATAGATGCTTATTATTTAGGATTGTGGTTAGGAGATGGAACATCAAGACAACCATATGCTATAACAACTGTTGATAAAGAAATAGAAGATTACTTATTTGACTTATCTATTGACTTAGGATTAAAATTTGAAAAGAATGGCATAACAATTAAATTAAGACATAAAGAAACTAATCACCAATCAAAATTATCTAAAAGTTTTTATGATGAGAGGTTATATAACAATAAACACATTCCTAAGAATTATATTTATACTTGTTATGAAGATAGATTAAAGTTAATTGCTGGATTAGTTGATAGTGATGGTTATGATACTAAAAGAAACACATTACAAGTTACTCAGAAACGAAAGAATATAATTGAAGAGTTAGAAGAGATTTTAATTATATCTGGATTTCACACAAGAGGTATTAAATATAAGTTAGCTAAAATGAAAAGAGAAGATGGTTCAGTTTATGAATGTGATACATATTATATTGAATTTAACCATCCTGATTTTAAAGATTTAAATAAATATATTAAGATACCAAGAAAAAGGATTAATAAATCATTAAAGAATGAAAGGTATATGTTTAATACTAAAATTAAATCAGATTATTATGATTATGGTAAGTATTATGGATTTACATTAGATAATAATCCAAATTTTAGATTAAAGGATGGTACAATAGTTCATAATTCTGGTAAGACCGTATCAATTATTCAATATCTATTAACAATGATGATGAATAATGAGAATATTCAGATAGTCATAGGTGTTGAAACATTACAACAAGCAAAGAAATCTGTGTTATTAGATTTAGAAGAATGGATTGAGAGATTTAATTTAACCTCACATTTTAAGATTAATAAGTCTGATTATACATATGAATATGATAATGGTTCAAAGATATTAGTAGTATCAGCAGTTAAGCCATCTAAATGGTTTGGATTGAAAGCTGATATATTCTGGTTTAATGAGGCAACTCACATTGATTATAATGTATTCGAGCAAGCACAGATGAGGTTACCTGATAGGTCAGATTTTCGTAATAAGATTATATTAGACTTTAACCCTACTAATCCATTTTCTTGGGTTAGAGAATTAGAGAATTCAGATACACCAGGTGGAGTAGAGTGTTATGTTTCAACATATAAAGATAACCCATTCTTAGGTGATGAGCAAGTTAGAACTATTGAGAGTTGGAAGGAGACCAATTATAATAAGTGGTTAGTATATGGTGAGGGTGAGTATGGTGAGGTTGAGGGTGCTATCTATACTAATTGGGGAACAGTAGATGCGTTCCCAAGAGATGTACCTTTCTGGGTTGGATTAGATTTTGGATTTACAAATGACCCAACTGCTATAATTAAAGTAGCTAAACAGGGTGGTGAATTATATGTTGAGGAGATTTGTTATGAGAGAGGATTAACAAATCAAGATATAGCAACAATGTTAAAGGATTTAAAATTAGATAGGGAGGACATAATAGCAGATAGTGCTGAGCCTAAATCTATTCAAGAATTACAAAGGGAGAGAATAAATGTAACACCTGCTAAGAAGGGCCCTGATAGTGTTAAAAACGGGATTGATATATTACAAAGGTATAAAATAAATGTTATTAAAACCTCTAAAAACATAACAGATGAGATTATCAATTATTCTTGGAAGAAAGATAAGAGTAAGGGTGAGTTTATTAATAAACCAGCAGAGGGTTGGGACCACGGATTAGATGCATTACGCTATGTAGCCCTATTGAAATTAAATATCAAACCAGTTGGTAGTGGTATTGTATTTAGAAGTGTTGGTAGAAGATAGAAATAAAATTGATAAAAATATATAATAAAAAAAATAAAGGATTAGATATGTATAAAATAGAAATTGAAGAAAAGAGTTACGAGATACCATCAGATTGGTCAGAAGTCAGTTTAAAAGACATGATGGATATTGAGAGCGTTGTATCAGATGATGATACTACAGATTTAATAAAGACTATTAAATTAATATCTAAATTATCTGGTATTAGTATTGATACCTTATATGATTGTGATATTGATGATATAAAGTTATTTGATTTTAATTGGGTAGCAGAACCTATTGATAAAACATTAGATAAGTTTGTAGAGATTGATGGTGTTAAATATGGTATAGTAAATAACATTAAGAAATTAAAATTAGGTGAGTATGCAGATTTAGATTATTATATTAAAGATATATTAAAGAATTTACATTTAATAGCAGCAGTTTTAATAAGACCTGTTATTAAAGAGGATGGTGATTATTATGAGATTGAGAAATATAATACTGATACGTCAAAGATTAGGGCAGATTTATTTTACAATAAAATGAAAGTAAGTCAGATATTGGGTGTTACTGATTTTTTTCAAAATTCCGTAAATGGCTCTTAGGACAATATGAAGAATTATTTACGGTTAATAATGATGATGGTGATGATGATATTGAAAATAATGATGATGGTGATGATGTATTAGGTGGATTAGAAAGATGGGGTTGGGTTTCAACCATATTTGAATTATGTGAAGGTGATATAACCAAGATTGATGAGGTAGAAGATAGACCAATAATAGAAGTTTTAAACTGGTTATCTTATCATAAAGAAAAAAATGATATAATTAATGCACCAAAGAGTGGACAACAATACTAAAAAGTTATTATTATGGTAAGATTTAAAAATACAAATTCAGATGAAAATAGAAAAGTGTTTGATGAATTAACAGGAACATATTATTTAATGGGAGCACTATTAGAAATGGGTACAATATCTGGTTATACAGGAACACAATCAGTAGGTGATGAAGTATATACATGGGAAGATGGTTTATTAGTTTCTATTATTGAAGTTGATTTAACTTAAAAAAATAAATATTATGATTATAGAGAAGATAACAGTTGAAATAACAAAAGAAGATAATTTCTTTTCATTTATCATAATAACTGATGAATTTAGAAAAGTTGTATTAGTTGAGGATGGTAAGGAACAATTGTTTATCGAAGAATTAAAGATAATTATTAAAAAATATAAAAATGAATTATGAGTAATTTCAAGAGTATAATAAACACATTAGATAATTTCTGTTCAGAGCATTATCAAATAAATGAGTTTGGATGGGGTCCAATTTCTAATATATCAACTAAAGACCAAGATTTTGTATTAGTATGGTTTCTACCAACAGGTGCAAGAGTTGAGCATAGTTCTACTATTTTAAAAGGTAATTTATATGTTATTGATTTATTAAAGCAGAATGATGAGAACTTATTAGATATACATAATGACACATTTCTTATAGGTAGAGATTTCATATCTGAATTTTATGACCAAGAAGATGTATATGATTTTGTTATGAATGAGGAAGCTGATGCAGAACCATTTCAACACAAATTTGATGATTATACAGCAGGTTGGATATTCACAATAGATATTGAATATGAGAACAGTGTTAACATATGCAATATACCAAAAGATTAATATAGTGAAATGAAATTTGAAATAAACGAAGTATTAGAAAGATTAGGTCAAGAGATAGTAACTGATATGAGGAAACAAGCTCCTTCAGATACAGGTACTTTAAAAAGTTCTATTCAATACTCTATTGATAATAATTCTCTTGTTATACACATGGATGAATATGGTATATATTTAAATGATGGTACTAAACCACATATGCCACCAATTTCAGCTATAGAAGGATGGGCCAGAAGAAAAGGTATAGACCCTTGGGCACTTGCGTATTCTATTAAGAGTTATGGTACAAAAGCACAACCATTTATGAAAGAATTTTTAGATTTTGATAGTAAATATGTTAAAATTTTAGAGAATAGTACTGCGAAAGAATTAGAAGAATATATTGTAGATAAGTTGGAAGAATTAAAAATGAAAAAATAATATAATAATAAAATGAGTTTAACAAAATATCAATATCCAAATGTATATCATCAAGGAACATATCCTGATTATTATACCTGTTTATCAGATAATTATACTGATGATAATTTTAAGTATAAATATGAATTATATACTGAAGATGGTTTATTAACAACCTGGATTTCATATCCATCTGTAACTGGTGGATTAAGTTATACAAATCCTAATAAATTTTTAAGTAATCTATTTGAATTAGATTTTGACCCAGATATTTTAACATTCACATCATGCCCTGGTTCTATTAAAGAATATGAGTTAAAAGTTATTGAGATTAATGGTGATGCTGATAAAACTACATTTAGTAATAGAAATGTTTTAAATATATCTGATGAAGATTTTTCATATTCAGATTATATATTAAGTAATAGTACAGGTTCTTTATTAACACCAATTACATTTAGAAGGAAGGTAGATTTAACAAATAATGTTGGAACATTCAGATTTCTTTCAGGTATATTAAACACAACAGGAACTTTTCAAATATCATATTGTTATGAGATATTATTAACAATAACAAGAAGCACAACAGTATATGAATATAAATCTATTGTTAAGAACCCCTATTACACAGAGACAACAATACAACCACCATCATCAAGTATAAGTGATAAACAGAAATATCTATTAGAATTTCCAGCAACACCAAAATTATTAAATGATATGCAGTGGACTATGGTTTCATATACAGTAAATGGACACCCATTTCCTCCAATAACAGCACCTACTTATGATGTATTAGAAGAAGGTGATACTTACACAATACAAACATATAATAATGTGGCAACGTCTCTACCTTTAAGTTTTGAGGTATCTAGTTGTAAATCAGACCAGATAGAAATATTATGGGAGAATGAGTTAGGTGGATTTGACTTTTTCAATTTCAATCAGAATTTTTATAAGAATTATGATGTTAGTAAATCAACCTATCAAAAGGTTATAGATAGTGTTACAACAACAACATATGGACATACTTCAACTGATAGAGGATTATCTATTTTTAAGAATGAGATAGAGACATCTTATACACTTAATTCAGATTGGGTACAAAAATATGAGTTAGAACAAATGGAGAGTTTATTCTATTCTAAAAACGTTTTCGCTTTAATAGAAGGTGATATATACCCAGTAATTGGGTTAGATACTAATGTTGTTATTAAGACAAATGCTTTACAATTAAATAATATACAATTTAACATTAAAATATCAAATAAGAAATATAATTAAGAATTATGGAATTATTATTAAAATATACAAATAAGATAAACTTTAAATATATAGATGAGTGGACTTATGATGGTGGTTATACCTCAACTGAGAATGTTGATGGTATATATACATTAAATAAGATTTCTAATACAGGTAATGATATAGAGATTAGTCAGAACCTATTAAAGGTAGGACAGAATTATAAAATCAGAGTTACTTGTGATATAACTAATGGTAGTTTCAAGATTAAGAATGGTACACAGATAAAATATATTACAGGTGATGGTTCATTTACTTGGGATTTCACAGCAACAAATTCTTTAATAGAGATTGTATCTACTTGGCAAGATAATGTTTGGAGTATATCAGAATTTATTATAGAGGAAGATGGTTTCACATCAATAGATTTATATGATAACCCTGGAGTTGTATTAAACTTAACTATATCAGATGTACGTGATTATAGTAAAAGAATGGGAGCTTACACAAAACAATTCACAATACCTGGTACTAATAAGAATAATGAGTTCTTCGATTTTGTATTTGATATAAACACTCAGTCTAAATTGGGTATGTTAGAGAAATGTAAAGCCGTATTATCAGATGATGGTAATGTATTATGTGAAGGTTACCTTTGGGTAGAAGCAATTAATAAGATTGATAGTGTATTAGATTATAGCGTTCAGTTTTATGGAGACCAATTAAATATATTTAATTTAGTTGGTGATGACCTATTAGAAAGTTTAGATATTTCAGAATTAGACCACACCTTAACAAGTGCCGCAGTTCTTAATTCGTGGACCGGATTAGATACTTTACATTACACATATCCTTGGTTGGATTATGGTAGAGATTGGGGATTAGGTGGGGAATTTGGAAGAATAACAGATGTGTTACCTAGTTGTGGTATAACACCACATGAT